ATGGGTTCAGAATAAAAGTATTAGAACTAATCCAAATACTACTTCTGCTGCCGGTACTCCTGTCAGAATTATCGGCGAAACAAGTTCTGCGATAGGAATAGTAGAATCTAAAATAAATTTTACTCTTTTAAATTTTAATGTCAACGAATATTTCCTTGGAGATATTTCTGGCGAATTTCAAGATCAAGAAAATGTCTTCGTTGAAATGGATGATGGAAGATTGGTCAGGGAACAATTATATTCTTGTGTTACTGGATTTAATATTATAAATCCAGGCAGTAATTATCCCAGAAATTTCAATTTAGATTTTAGTCTGGGAACAAATGGTTCCGGTTCCGGATTTAGTGCAAAAATTAATAACACTACAACGGCAGGAATTTCTAATATCGCAATAAACAATGCGGGCGATAATTATATTACTGGGGAATTTGTAGAGTTTGTAAATGATGGTACATTCGGATCAGGAGCAATCGGAAGAATATCTCAGGTCGGTGGTGTAGAAAGAGATTTCGATATTACATGGACACAAGACACAAAAAGTGCTAGTTATCCGCAATTAGTTTGGGATATATCCGACGATCCCGCCGCGGTATTCGATTCTCAAACTTCTAGAGAAATAGAAGTTTATCTGGTCAATAGAGATACAAGTTACGATGACGTTGTTTTGCTGTATGACTTTGATACCGTAAAATCATCTTCGGTATTTTATGAATATAAGAATGATACTGATAGTATTCGACACAATGCATACAGAGAAAATCCTTCCTTCGGATCCGCGATAGGCAACTTTAGTTTATCTCTAAAGGGAGATGGATACGTTAGAATCCCTAAAGCTGCAAGTTATTTCCACGATATACCCTCATTTACAATAGATTTTTGGTACTATGGAACTGGTGGGTCAGATTCTGTTGTATTCGCATTTAACGGAATAGGTCAGAATGATAACGCAGACCTTTTTGTAATGCGTCATCTCGCATCCGGACAGTTTGAGATGATTGCCTCTGATGGAAGTAATGTAAGAAGAGATTATACTTCCCCCACTAATGTTCAGTTAACTCAGTTAGATACTTGGAGACACGTTACAATATATTCTTCTGCAGCTGACGGGACTACCGTATATCTTGATGGAACAGAAGCAGTTGATTTCCCAGACTTGATTGTGGATATGAGAGAAGATGCGGTTCTTACTATTGGCGCAGACAACGATGACTCTGACAGTGGCAGTGATATGTCAACTTCATTCTTTGGTTCCTTTAGAATAACTAAGGGACAGAGATTCACCGAATATCAAAATCAAACTACTGGCGAAATACAGATATTTGGTTGGGAATTAGATCCGATACAGGTCGCAAGAAGATTATCCGATTACCAATACTCCATAAGTTCGATCAATAATACAATATCCTTTATGGACTATGACAGCAACGGAGACTTAATTCCAACTGCAATACCAGACTGGCAATCTTTGCAACTCAAATTCAATAATATCGCCAAAGGCCCAATAGAAAAAATTGACATCGTGACTGGAGGATCTGGATATGCGAGAAATCCTTATGCGTATATTTCCGACGAATCAAATGGTTACGTCTCTAGTGGTTCTGGCGCATCAGTATCTATTACAGGTTCTGATATTGGAGGAATAGAAGAAATATCCATTCGTCAACAAACGTCAGACCCCTCTCAGGACGGTTTTGGTGTTGGGTATACAACTGCACCCACTTTAGACTTAACTGCGATAGGAGACGGTACAGCGCAAGTAGATGTAGTGACCGGCCCTCTATGTGTTCGCGAAGGTGCATTTGTAGATGACCAGAGTTTCGCATCGTCAGATAATAGAATTCATGATGGTTATCTCTGGCAAGATTATTCATATGTTGTACGAGTCAATAGAGTCATTGATGAGTGGAGAGAACTCATTAAGAGAGTTATTCACCCTGCAGGAATGATGGTCTTCGGAGAAGTTACACTCACTACCAAGATTGAAGGAAAGAGACTCAAACAAGCAATTCTCTATTTGTTCTACGAAATTATCAAGAACGTCGATGTCACGATGAAGAATATGGACGGACTTGGAAAATGGACTGGAGGAACCACACTAGACGGTTCGGGGAATGTTGTCAACAAACAAACTCCAGTTAACTCACAGGATTTGATGTCTTCTGGCCTTATATTAGAATATAATAACCGACAAGATACTTTATCTTCTCTCAGTGGGGTTTCTGATGATACTCCAGTAGGTGCAACAGTAGATAAGGGAGAAGGTAGGTATGCTCTGATGATTAATGCGGATGCGTCTGGCGGAGGGGCAAATAATTTTTCAGAAATTAATTATATTGCTCTAAATCATCACGATAGATTTTCCAAAAGTCAGAAACATTACTACGAAAGCGGTATTATAGGAAACTTCTTTACCTTCTACAATGTATCAGAAGAAATAATAACCGGAGATGAACACAGAGTTACTCGTTCATTTGCTAAATTCGAAGTGACCAGTGCAACTTCTAATGAACACTATATTCTTCTGGGAGTTAATTTATTATCCTCTCATGGGGCTCTTGATAATGATTTGAATGCGCCTGGCAATGTAGTAGAATTTAGATGGGATAAAGTTTCTAGGGGTAATGTTAGTAGGATAAATACTAATTGGGTAGGTTCTATAAGAGATGGAGCAGATCCCAGAGATGAGAAGTTTATTGTAAACATTATCACTAGACAACAAGAGATACCAAGTCTAGGAACATCTTACAGAAGTTTAGAAAGATTTAAGTTCTTCTTTGATACTACATTCTCGTTCGATGACTTGATAAGATACCGTTTTAGCCCATATGAAGAGGCACTAGATTCGCCATATCTTGCGTACTATGGATACACAGGAGCGTTTAGAAATACTTCAATGGCAGGAAATCAGGTCACTATAGTACAGAAAGAAGATGGAACAAATGTATGGGGAGTTGTCCCAGTGTTCTCGCAAAATAATTTTGTAGGTATTACTGATGGGACAGATCATGACTGGCCCAATACAACAATACAAAAAGTAGAAGAATTATTCGAAAGAAATTATCATGCGGTTTTGGATTCTAGAGTCACGTTGAAACCAAAGTATTTGGTTATAACTGATGAAAACCCCGAAACTGATGGACTGAGAGTTGCTGGAATGACTAACCTTTCTATCGAAAGATCGAAGTTCAGAGAAACACCACAGATATTGGATAATAATTTCGAAACTGTGAAGATAACAGATATCGACACAAAATATTTGGAAAAGACAAACTTTGCACACGAGACAATTCTGAGCGTTTATGATACGGGCAATGTCCCGACAACGATAGAAGAATTAGAATCATTAACGCAAATCATAGATTAAAAAAAGTTTTATAAATATAGGATTAGACAATTTTTAGAGGATAATGAGCAATGGCGGCAATCATCACAAATCGACTCAGAATATTTAATGCACAGCAGTTCATTGAATCCCTGTCAGAACAAACTCCACTATGGGAAGGCGGTGTATCTTACTCCGAAGGCGACGTAGTTTTATATCAATCAAACCTTTACATTGCAGTAGAGGCTGGAACTTCAGAAGTCAGCTTACCCCCCACACATACCACAGGAGTTTCTGCTGGTGGTTCAGTTTTGCGTTGGGCATTCTACAACGTATCACTTTACAACAACCTTTATCTTGGGATTGGAAAAAATACTGCTTGGGCAGATGACTCAAATCCTCCAACTCCCTCAGACTCAGTAAAAGAACACTACACAGTCAAAAACGATCTGATAGCAATGAAGAAGGTAGGTGATGATACCATTACTCTTGCATTACCAAGAATCGATTGGGAAACTGGTAGTGTTTACACCATGTATGATGACCAAGATCCAGAAGAAATTATTCCAAATGGATATGTTCTCACAGAAGGAAATAATCAGTACAATGTCTATAAGTGTATTAACAACTCTAAGTGGACTGATACTTCCGTTGGTGTCGCCCCTGTAGCATCTACAGTAAAACCAACAGGAACCTCTACAAGTCTCTTAGAAACTGGTGATGGGTATGTATGGAAATATATGTATTCAGTTCAGTTAGATAGAGCTCTTAAGTTCTTGACTAAAGACTATTTCCCTGTCAAATATCTAACAGCAGAACCTTCCGATACCACATCTGCAGATTACACACAATACCAAGTTCAACAATCCGCGAAATCTTCTTCTGGCGCGATTGACTTTGTTAAAATCGTAGACGATGGAGACGGTTCCGGTCATGCTGGTGGAAGAGGATATCTTCAGAATCTTAATCATTCTGGAGTTACAATTGGAGAGTCTACCACAAGTTTCTCCTTCACACCAACTGCGAGCGATATGATCTCAAGAGCAACAGATGCAGGAAATGGTGGTTATGATGATTACGCAGTAGTATTTGTCTCAGGAAACACATCATATCAACAGTCAATTTCTTCGTTCTCTTTTAGTGCTGGTCAGGTTGATATAATTTTAGACGGAGCATTTGCTGGATTGACCGGATCTCAGACTGGGGATATTATCATTGCACCGGAAGTTCAACTTGCTGGTGACGGAACTGGTGCAGCAGCATATGGGTTGACACAGGGGGATGAGATTGCCAAAGTGGTTATCAGTAATCGCGGAAGTGGCTATACATACGCAACCGCAACAGTTCTTCCAGCGCTTTCCAGTGGCACAGAATGTCAAGTCAGAGCAATTATGTCGCCCGGCGATGGTCATGGATGCAACCCAGTGGAAGAATTAGGTGGTTACTATGCAATGGTCGCACTTAAACTTGAATATGACGAACAAGATACAAGAAACAGCAACACAGAGTCTGTTTTCCCTGTAGTTTCCGATTCCTTAAGTGGTTTCGATCCAGTATTCCGACAGATTATAATCTTATCGGATCCGATTGATACTTCAACAAGTAAAATCGCATACAACACAACTTATAGAGGCCCAGCTCATCCAGAATACGATGACGGAAACTCCGAGTTTAATGTAAACGCAGGAACTGGTAAAGTTCTTTATATAGAAAACAGACAACCTGTTTCAAGAGCAGTAGACCAAATCGAAGATATTAAAGTAGTATTCGAATTTTAAAAAAAATTAATTGATAGAGAAAGAGTATGGCATCCAATTTTAATGTAACTCCATATTATGATGACTATGACGTAAATAGTGGATATCTCAAAATACTGTTCAAGCCGGGCAACTCTGTTCAAGCAAGAGAACTGACACAGATTCAGTCTATCTTACAACAACAGATTGCGAATGTATCAGACCACTTCTTCAAAGAAGGTGCAATGATCATCCCTGGCCAATCAGCGATTGACACAGATATTTCCTTTTTAAAGATAGAAAATCAAGGAAATTCAGTTACATACAACTCTGCTGTAGACTTTGTAGGTAGAATAGTTGTTGGTTCTACTACAGGAATTCGAGCATTAGTAGTACACGCAGAAAATACAACCGGATCTACTGACGCAGATGATCCTGATACTCTTTATGTTAAATTTATCAGTGGTGCTGATATATCGGATTACTCTTCAGTAGATTTTGTTGAAGGAGACAGTATCTCTTTCTTGGAAGAAGAAGTCCTTACAACAGAGTCAGTCTCTTCTATGAGTGACTTTGCGTGTCAAATCAAACCCGCTTCGGATACACCAACAGGTAAAGGTTCTATTGCATTCATCGAATCCGGTGTATATTATCTACAGAAGCACTTGGTCATGGTCAATGATCAGAAGATAGTTCTGGACAAATACTCAAACAAGCCATCTTATAAGATTGGTTTACAGGTCAATGAATCATTCGTCAACAGCAACATGGACACCACTCTCCTTGACAACGCACAGGGAACAACAAACTTTAACTCGCCGGGCGCTGATAGATATCGAATCTCTCTTATCTTTTCTAAGAGATCGATTGACGAAGTAGATACAAGCAACTTTATTGAACTTATCAGTGTCAGGAATGGTGTTGTCGAGTCTCATGTAAGAACTACTGAGTATTCTGTTCTTGAGGAAACTCTTGCAAGAAGAACTTACGATGAGTCTGGCGATTACACCGTAAGACCATATGAAGTAGATATCAGAGAACTTCTGAATGAAAATGAAAATCGTGGAGTTTCTACTCTTGCCGATTTTGAGTTTTCTAATGAAGTAGACGCAAAGGCAATGGCAAGAACTCGTTTCTTTGATGAACCAGACATGATTGACCTTGCAACCGGAAACGGGCAGGCGCACACTGCAACCCCAAATGACAGAACGAAATATCCAGAACAAAACTTAGATGCGACTGGAACGAAATTCTATCCTGGCAAGACTCATGACAGTCTCGTTGCTGCTTTGAGAAATAGACTTGCGATTGGAATTGAGCCGGGCAAGTCATACGTCAGAGGATACGAATTAGAAACTCTAGTAACTCAATTTGTAGACTATAAGAAATCCAGAGATCACATACAAAAGAATAATGAATATCTTACAACAAAGTTAGGAAATTTTGTTTACCTTACAGATGTTATGGGTCTTCCTATTCCAAATCAAACGGTTGATTTATTAAACATCAATGTTATTGGAAATGATCATGTAAAGATTGGAGACAATCCTCAATTCAATGCAGGAGACGGTTCTAATAGCCAAGGCAAGTCTACATACGACAAAAATCAAATAACTGCAGATTTTTCCACATGGTCTTCTAACAACCCCATCGGCGCAGATGTTATCGGTACTGCTAAAATCCGTTATGTCGAACATTTCGCACACGATCAAAATTTAGATTTTTCTTCTGGTAATTTTGCCCCAACTAATTCAGATACAGACAGTGCGATTTATAAAGTATATCTCTATGATATAAAAATGGAAATCAATCCCAGAACAAACAGAGAATACTTACTCAACGATCTGCGGTCAATAGAATCGCAGTCAGTCGCCGGAGCATTTAACCTGTTCAATGGTAATGTTCTCGTAGAATACACCCTTGTAGACCAGTTAGCGTCCTTCAGCAATAAGAATATCGTCTATTCGGAGTATCAAGACTCTGATGTCCGAGGCGTAGTATACTACAGCACTTCAAATAAGATTCTAGTTAAGACTCTAGGGGCAGGTAATCCTACTGCAGTAGCTGTTGGTGAACTAAACCCAAGACTCTTTGAAAGCAACGAAGTTATCAGAGAAGCCGAGTACGATGCCTCTCCAGAAAACGCATTCTCGGGCTCTACAAATCATGATATAGGAATTACTCCAAACAACGCAAGAGTTATTTCTCGTAATGTCATTTTTGATACTTCTGGCTCTAGTATCGTAAACACCGGATCTGATTTTGTAAAGAC